TCGCTTCGAGCATCTTCGGGTCGGGATTCATGCGACCGTGGCGCACGGCGGAGAGGTGGGAATCAAACACCCCCCACTGCTTGCACAGCTTTCGCGCAGACCCCGCCGCCTGCACAGCGGCCTCAATGCGGACTAGTACGTCTTCAGGGGAAAGGAGCTTCGGCATGACCCCATGTTACACCTTTCCAGAAAAATGTCAAGTCCAGAAAGCACGAATCCCCCAGCCCCGAAGGACTGAGGGATCGGCTCGAGTGGGCACCGAGTCGGTGCACCGACATCACCGCACCCGAGCGGTCGTGTGTGCATTGCGGGAGCGGGATTCGAACCCGCGACCTGTCGGTTATGAGCCGACCGCGCTACCAGACTGCGCCATCCCGCGTCACTATCGGAAATTTAGGGGGAGGCGACGCCACCAGCCATGCCGATAACTGATGGCGCCCTCCTTTCCCTTTCGGCTTCCCCAAGCCGATCATGCATCCCTATCCTATGTGTGTCGGCGCTTTTCGTCAAGGGAACAGCCGGCACCCCAGGCTGACCGTGGGACCGGTCTTGACCGCTCCCCCTGCCAACACCCCCCCGTACCCGCCGATCACGCCACAGCGACTCAGCCAGCCCGCGCGCGCCACCGCCTGCAGCTTCTCCGCCGCTTCCGCGCGCTCCCGCATCCGGTCAAGGGCGTGTTGGCCGGCGGCGCGCACCGAGTCCACCGCGAAGGTTAGCGCCCGCTTGGTCGCCTTGAGGCTCGAGTCCGCCCTGACCCGCTCCAGGGCGTGCGCCTGCTCGGCCGAGTCGCTGGCCGCGATCATCCGCTCGGCGCGCGCGCGCAACTGCTCAATCGTCGCGAGGGAATCCGCAATGGCCTGCGCCAGCGAATCGCGGGCAGTCTGCAACTTCGCCGACTGGACGTCGGAGGCGTGCTTCGCTGCCTGCGCGCGCGCGGCCACCGCCGCGGCATCCCTGACCATTGAGTCTAGGCGCTGGTTCCGGCGCGCGAGAGCCTGCACGGCGCTATCGGCCGCGGCCTGCTTGACCTTCTGCGTCGCCTCGAGCGCCCCCAATTCCCGCTGGTGCGCATTATTCAACGCCAGCCAGCCGCCGGCGAGCACCACCGCACCGGCCACGAGATAGACTACGAGCGGCAGTCGGCGAAGCAACGCGAGAAGTCTGGTCATCGCCATGCCTCACCAGCCACCTGGAGCGCCAGCACGATGTACCCGAAGATGAGCAGCATCAGTGATCTCCATTTTTCAAGAGGTTTACCCACCGCACAAATCGATCCTCTGCCTTGAACAGCCGCGTGCGCTCGGCCACGAGCCAGCCCTCTCGCGATCCCCCGCCGGAGGTATTGCCCTCATGCGTCGGCCAGCCGGCGGCCGTCACCTGTCCGATGATGAACCCCGTGTGCGCGAAGCGATAGGTGCCGCCGACCTTCTCCCACAGCAGGAAGATGTCGCCGATCGCCGGCAGCGTTTCGAGAATCCCATGTTCGGCCGCCCATTCCGAGAGGTACTGGCACCCACCGATCGCCGGCACCGGCCACAACGGACCGAGCGCCGAGTAGCCGACATTCCGCACCTCGCAGGCGCACCAGGGATCGCCCTTCTTCAGGCCCGTCAACCGCTGGATGCGCTCGACATAAGGCCCCGCATTGGAGCCCGCTGGGACTTCGCAGGCGCCGGCCGTCGCACGACTGACGCGGATCACCAGATCGAGCGCACTCAGATTCACGGCGTCGCCTCAAACGTACCGTTCCCGCGCCGCTCCTGTATCTCGCGGACCGTCGCGTCCACCGTTGTTTGCGTCTGCGCGCCCGCCACGCCGAGCGTGAGGCGCTTGAGGAACGCCTCATACGTCATCTTCCCGAACGCCGTGCCGACGGCCAAGACAAGGATCGAGAAGTCGATCCACGTCAGCGCCAGCTTGCGCACGAACACTTCATGCCCGACGCAGACGGCGCAAAAGACGGCAATCGCCCGCGTGAGGCTCAGCCCCCGCCAGTGATCGACGAGCGGGGCGCCGAGGAAATGGATCAACTGCCAGTACCACGCGAGGTCGCTCGCGCGCCGGAAGCCCGCCATCTCACGGGGCGTCATTCCGTTGTCCACCCGCCGCGATGCTCATGGGCGATCACGGATGCCTCGGTGGAACAAGGCCCTGATCATCAGCACAGACATCGACCAGTGAGCGCTCGGTACTCGTGAGTTTCATGCAACTGATGCGCCGGATGCCATGCAGCTCGCGCAGAATCAGCGCCTGCTCCCGCTGCATCTCGCCATCGGTGCGGTGCAGGCTGTCGGAGCGTGCAAGGATCTCTGTGTGCAATGTCTCGATCTTCGCCTCAAGGCGCACGACGCGCGCCGAGGGCGTGATCGGCGGCCCAAAGCCTAGCGCCATCGCCGTCCCATAGCCGAAGGCAGCCAGGCCGCCGACGAGACTAAGAACCTTCCCAACCGATGCAGCGACCTGCCCGCCCGATTCCAGCAATCGTTGTGGACTCATGGCACAGCCCTCGTGGTAGCCTGTGGTGCCGGACCCATGCCGGCGCGCGCAAGTTCCTGACCGAGAAGCCGCAGGATCCGCGCCTCTTCTCTCCGTGCCTCCTTGTCCAGCCGTCGATCATTGCGGAGCGCCTTGCGTCGCGCTGTGATCTCGTTCAGCCCTTGCATGACCTTTTGCAGATGCTCCCGCTCGCGCAGCACCTCGATGTTCTTATCCACGTAGGCCTGCAGCGTCGCCGGATCCGCGCCGGCATCCTGCACCTCGCGCTCGAGTTGCCGCGCGCCCTGGTATACCCGATCAGCCGTCGCGAAGCGCCGGCGCACCGCCTGTTCCTGATCGGTCGTGCCCGCATCCTGCGTCACGAAGCGCCGCATGAGCAGTGGCACCGCATCCGCCGGCTCGGCGCGCGTGTCTGCGCCCACGCGCCGCGCCACGTTGTCGATCGTGCCGGAGAGCAGCTGCGCCGTCGAGCCGCCGAGCGATCGCACGACATGGTCGATGCGCTGGGGAGACAGATGAAGCTTCTCGCCGAGCGCCTTCGCCAAGTAGGATGTGCGATCGTCCTGCTGCATCTCCGCCGGCAATTCCGGCCGGCCGACAATCGGCCGTCCACGGAAGGTGTCGTAGTTGGCGGCCTGCTCCATGCCGAGCCCCACGACCGTGGGCAACGGGAGCGTCCCCTCGAAGGTCGTGTTCGCCATGTCGAGTGCGGCCGACCGGAAGGTCTCGCCAGGGTTCGCGTCCTCGCCCTTCGATTTCTGGTAGGCAAAATCGGCGAGGCGCTCGGGCAGCGACGCGAACAGGAACCCGATCTCGAACGGCTTGGCGATGCGATAGAACCCCCCGCTCGCCTTCGGGATGAGCCAAAACATGTTGCGTTCCCACTGCGGCCGATCCCAGTACTCGGGGTTCTCCTTGTTGATCGCCCACAGCGCCAGCGTCGGCGCCGTGATCGTCGCCATGCCGGCCGCCGCGGTCTTGGGATCCTTGAGTAGCCGCGTCAGCTTATCCCAGCCCTGGACTTTCGCGTTCCAGAAGGCCGTGACCGAGGCAATGCTCTTGGTGCGCTTGCCGATGTTGGCGAACCGGAGCGAGACATCCTGCGCCTCGAGCGCCGCCTTGCCCGTGGTCATTCCCATGCGCCGCTGTTCGGCAAACTTGGCCACGCGCGTCGCCTGCTCGGTGACGCGGCCGATGTAGTGCATCGCATCGACCCAGCGCGCGGGATTGATAATGTCGGTCGCCTGCACGCCATCGCGCCGGAGATTCGCCAGCACCTTGCGCGCGTCCGTCGAATTGCGCGGATAGAAGCCATCGGTCGCCGCGCCCGAGCGCATGAAGTCCTGGTAGGTCGCGTCGTTCGTGATAATCGACTTCACCGCCGTGAGCGCCTTGATGACCTGCGGCGCGATGGCCGCGGCCCCCGAGCCTAGGCCGGCGCCGATCAGCGCGCGCAGCGCGACGGACTGGTCCTTGTCTCCGAAGGCGACGTTCGTCGCCGCACCGGCAGCCGCCCCCTTCGCCGCGCGTGTGAGCAACTTCGTCGCCGGCTGCTGGATCGCCGCCTGCCCCGTGTCGCGCGTGAGATTCGCGACTGCGAAGTCCGGCATGAGCGTCACACCAGCCTGCAGCCCCCGCTTAAAGAAGCTGCCGATCTGCTCGAAAATCCCCATCGTGCGCGGATCGAACGACGCCCAGGCATCGTAGAGCTCCGGCGACGTCACCTCGTACTTCTTCCGGACGCCACCTACCATCGGCTCCACGACGCGCGCCGTGGGCGACGGCGTCGTGCCGGTCGGCACCTCACGAATCAACCCCTGCACTCCCTGGGGATTCTGTGCGACGATATCGCCCACGACATTCGTGACCTTCTGCTTGGCCACCTGCCGGAAGGTGTCGGTCGCATCGAGCACGAAGCGCTCGAGCGGATCCGTGATCTTGGCGCGCGCCATCTGCTCGCGGTCCATCGCGCGCACCCCCGCGCCGCGGTTAACGAACTTGCCGCCGCTGTTCCCGCCACTAGGCGCCATCGCGCCATCCCACTCGCGCGTGAAAGGCGTGTAGAAGTCCTCGGACTTGAGGATAGCGTCGTAACGGTCCTGCGAGAGCAGGCCCACATCAAGGCGCTTCTTCAGGAGATCCCGATAGAGATCCGTTAGCTTCGCCTGCGCCGCACGCAACACCGGATCCGCGTCGCCGTCTTTCACGGCCGCTGCGATCTCCGCGTCGGTCATCGTAGTCTTCGGCGCCGCGCCCTGCGCACGCAGCTGCTGCTCGCGCTTGGCCACCGCGTACCCTTGAAGATCCGCCTCGCGCCCCTTCACATTGCGCAGTAAGGGCTTGAGGAAATCATCCAAGTACTGTAGCGCCTGGCCGCGCCAGCCCTGCCCCTGCGCGATCGTCTCCGCCATCCGCTCAGGGTGCTGCTTATCGAACATCCGCCCGAACTTCGACAGCGGATACGCCTCGTCCACGATATCGACGTAGGCTCTCTCAGGATTCGTGAGGAATGAGACGCCTCGCTTGGCCGAGCGTTCGCCGGACGCCACCATCTCGGCGGCCTTTGCGAGCGCCGGCGTGGAGGCAACCGCGGCACGGCCAGCCATGCGGCCCACTACGCGTGCCGCACCAGCCCCGCCGGCAGCCCCCGCCACCGCACCGAGCATGGCGTTGCGCTCCCTTTCCTCGGGCGTCCGGCCCTGCGTGGATCCGGCTACGGCGCCGACCCCAGCACCGGCCACCATCGAGACCGCATCAGGCGTCGCGAACCCGAGGCGCTGGCCCGCCTTCACCTTCGCAGCGAGCTCCGGCATGATATCGAACGACGGCCCCTCGAGCCAGGGCTCGACCTGGCTGTTCTTGGCAAAGTAGAGATCCTCGAGCCAGCGGATCGCATTGCTATGTACGGCGCGCTGCGAACCGCCGCCGAACATTTGAGCATCCTCCCGCGGGACGTGCTTGGAGATGAAGTCAATCGCATCGAGAATACCGCCGCCACGACGCCGCGCACTCGCGGCGCCACTACGAAGGATCGACGCTTCCGGTCTGGTGCCTAGCGCCTTGACGAAATCGTCTAGCAACCCGAGCTCGCTGATCGGCCCCTGGCGTGCCCGTTCCACTGCGCCAGCCACTGCGCGCCGTGCCTTCTCCTCACGCTCAAAGCGCCGCGCTACGCTGTTCCACAGCACGTCGTCATCCGCCATGCGCCTGCCGTCAAAATCCATATGACGCGCCACATCAATCGCCTTATTCCACGTCAAGCCCGGTGGCGCCCCGTAGAACGCCGCTCCGACCGCCTCCGCCGCTGCCCGCTCAGTGGGATCGGAGATGGTGCGCGCGAACTCCGTGATGGACTCCTGATGGTTCAACGCCGGGTTAAACACCGCCCCGCGCCGGTCCGCGACCCCGCCGAGGTATGAGCGCATCGCCTCATGGTCGATGTCCTGGAACTCCGGGTCCATCTTGCCCGGCCCATCCAACCACGCCTCGAGGGACGTGCGCGCATCGTCTCCCGTGGAGGTGTGGTAATCGCGGATTTCGCTTAGGATCTCTGCCGCCTGCTTATCCCCCGCCGCCCGTGCCCGCGCCTGCGCCAGCCGGAGCAGGTCCGCGTCCGTGACGTTGCCTGCTGCGTCCGCCTGCTCGAGGAGCTTCTCTGCCTTCGCCACCCCCTCCAGTGTCGCACCCTCGAACACGTGAGGAGCGCCATGCCCTGCAGCGATATCCTGCCGCATGGCCGTGATCACATGTCGCCAGTCTGACGCGTCCCCACTCTCCATCGTGCGCGCGACTGCAGACAGCACATTCGCCGCCTCTTCATCCGTCTCGAAATGGCGAAGTCCGATCTCATCGATCCGCTTGGCATCCAGTCCACCCCGACCGACCGCGCCGGGCTTCATCTCGACCTCGACCCCGAGCGTCTTGGCGTAGTCGCGCAACACCTTCGGCACTATCTTGTCGTAGAACTCGGCCATGCCCTGCCCACCCACCTGCAACTGCTCGCCCTTCAGCTGATGGACGTCCATCCCCTCAGCCACCGGCGTCTCGAGCAGCCTCTTCGCGGCGTCCTTCCCGATGACATCCGGCAGCGCCTTCGCGTCGTACTTCCCCTCATGAAGGACGTTCCCATTCTTGGACGCTACCAAGCGCTCAGTCAGCGGATCGTACTGCAGGTCGTCCACGTACTGCGCGAGGTTGTAACGGTCGGCTGACTGCTTTCCCGTGACAAAAGCCACGCGATCGTAGCCGCCCCGCACCGCATCATCAAGAATCTTCTTCAGCCCCAGTTCCACCCACTGGTCCGTCTTCTTGAACGGCGCGTCCGGAACAGCGAGGGTCCAATTTTCTCTAGGGAAGATGCGCGCGATTGCCTGCGCCTGGGCATCGCTGACCTGGATATTAAGAAGATCGCCTGCGGTGGCCCACCGGCGCACGCCCTCAGGACCAGCCTCCGCGACATAGTCAGGCAGCGTCAGCCGCACCCCTCGCGCGAACTGATCGAGATGCGTGGCGTTCCATTCCGGATGACGGATCCGCACCTCGGCCTTCATCTGCTCTATAACGGAACCGAGCGCATCATTGCCGGCCTTTTGTTCAGCAGGAGTGATCGGCGGAGCCGGCACGCGATACCCTTTATCGCGACCCTCCTGGTGCCAATCGGACTGGAGCTCTTCGACAAAGAGCGTCTTCTTGCCGTCCGGACCGATCCGGTCCTTCGTCCGGATATGCACCAACGGATTCTTGACGCTCGGCCAGTGCGAGGAATGGTACGGTGCCTCTTCCGACGCGCCAGGCGCTGGCCTCGGACGCTGGAGCGTGAGGATGGTCTCCTTGTAGTTGTCGCCACCAGGCAAGGTGTAGGTGTAGTACCGCGTACCATCATTGCCGGCGTAATCCCCCGAGAGATTCGTGTAGACCTCCTCCCCAATCTTGATCCGATGCTGGTTGAATACCTCGGCCACCTGGTCACGCGTGAGCACCTTGTCCTTGTTCTCGGCGAGGAACGCATCAAGCCCCTCCCCGCGCTCGATCTTGCTCACGCCCTTTGACAGCGCTGCTGCCCACTGCTGGCCCGTGCCTTTGGCGAACGGTGCATCGTTGATCGCACGCGCCGCGCGCGAGTAGAGGCGCCCACCGAAAGTGGCCGCGCCATGCTGCGTCTGCGCCTCCTTCAGGAACGCCGCGCGATCATTGTCCGACGCGTCCTTCCACGGGCTCCCGCTCGCATCCTCGTACAACTTCTGCGCGCGCTGATCGAGGGAGAGGTTGCCGAGCTCTGGTGCCGCGTGCTCGATCGCAGGCCGCTTGGCTGGCACTCGGTTCTGCCCAAGCGGAGAGCCTGAGCCCCCGACCTTCTCCACGTCTCCTATCGCCCCTGTGCGCCGTGGCTGACCTGCAATTGCGTCCTCGATGACGGACTCGCCATAATCCGGAGTGAGACCGGCAGCGCGCGCCCCCTCTCTCCCATCGCGCAGGAACTTGGCGCGCGCCGCGATGCGCGCTCGAGCGGCCAGCCGCGCCGAAAGCACACTCGCGCCAGCCCCGCCCGCCGCCCCGACCATAAACCCAATGGCCGCATTACGCCGGCGTTCCTCCGGCGTATCCCCGATCGCCCCGCCACCAGCGGCACCTGCCGCACCCCCCGCCAACGTCGCCACGACCGGCGTGCGCGTCGCCCCCGCGCGCGGCCCGAAGTCGAACGAGGTATCCTCGCCGAGCACGCCCTGGTCCGTGGCCGCCTGATCGGCCGCCTTCGCGGCCTGCCGCTCGGCGCGAACCCGATCCATCTCCGGTCCCCAGATCTGATCCGTGGTCAGGCCGCGGCGCTCAAGCTCGGCCTCTGCCTCGTTGACCTTCCGCGTGATCGCGTCCGTGATCGCCTTGTTCCCATAGCGCGCATTCATGTGCGTGCCGAGTTTGTCATCGACCTGCTCGGCGATGTAGCGCAGGAGCCCGTCATTCGAGACCTTGTCCACCTTGCGGTAGACTCCGCTCCCCGTCTTGACGTCCTCGAAGTAGCCCTCGGCGTTGCGCACCGGACGCGCATCCGGCTGCGGCACCTCTTCCGGCGCCTCCTGCATCGCCTGGCGTTCCACCTCGGCGGCCGTGGGCTCCCCGCGCCGGCGAGCCACGAAGTCGGCCATGTCGAAATCGGACTCTCCGCGCGCCGCACGCGCGGCCCGCTGCCCGACCGCCCACTGCATCGCCTGCCGCATGGGCTCATCCGGCGAGGGCGTGACCAGCGGCCCGCGACCAAGCCGACGCTCCGGCGGCACCACGCCAGGGAACATCGCCTCGAGATCCGGAGGCACCGCACCTGATGGGATGGCAGGACCTACCACATCCTCACCCGCCGTGGGTGTTGGCGTGGTGACCGACCGCGCCGGCAGCATCCGCTCAGGAGGCGCCCACGGATTGTCGCGTGTGGACACGGTCTCCGGTCCTGTGGGGATCGCCGGTCCGACTACATCCGGTCCCTCGGTCGGTACTGGATTCGTCACAGAGCTCGAGGGGAGCAACCGCTCCGGACGGACCTCGGCCACATTCTGCGCCTTCGCCCAGCGATAAGGAACCGAGCGCGCCTGCGCATTTCGCAGGGCGTCCTCGAACTGCGCCGAACTTTCGGCTGCCGTCCGCTCGCTGGCTAGCACCCCTTCCGCCGCGCCGGATCCCATGAGCAGGCCGAAGGTACCCTCCATCGCCGCTTCTGGCCCAGAGACATCGAAGGACGGAGACGGACGCACATCGGTACCGAGCGCCTCATTGGCTTTCTTGGCGCCATACATGCCCACCTTTGCCGCCCCGCGGCCGGCATAGCCGACCTCGAGGGCGCGCAACGGGATGGTGAATTCAGGAGCCACCGCCGTGGCCGCCGTCCAAGCAGCCGTCTCGAGGGGATGCTCGGTGATCATCCCGAGCGTCATCTTGGCGGCCATGTCGCCGGCAGTGGGGTTCTGGTTGCGCAACGACTGGCTGAGCCCAGGCACCGTCCGATCCGCCTCGGTGACCGTGACGTCGCGCGGCGCCATTGGCGGAGGCGCCGGCCACCGCCGACTTGGAGGCAACGCGACCGGCGCCCGACTGACCGCCGGCCGGCCTACCGACTGCGAGACCGCCGCGGCCTTCGCCTCGGCATCCGGATCCTCGATCGCCATGTCGCGTTCGACCGGCGGCAGCGGCAGCCCCGAGCGCCGGCGCCGGAGACTCTCGCTCCGTGCACGGCGCTCGTCCGCATCCGCCTGCTGCCGCTCTTCCTCGAGCCACGCAGCATACCGATCACTAGCGGTCGCCACGCGGCGCTCCTCCCATCATCTCCGCCTTGACCTGCTCGAGGGTCGGATTCCGGATCCCCCGACCGCGCAATCGCCTGTAGGCCTCGCTGAAGGCCTGACGCTCGGCTCCGCCGTCCGTGTCCGGCGCCCCTGCCGATCGGCCTGCAGGCGCCACAGGCGCCACAGGCGCCGCCGGCGCAGGCCGTCCAGCCGGCGCTGCAGCAGGCGGAGCAACCGGCTGGCCAACCGGAACCCCCACCGGAGCACCAGCCACCGGAGTGCCCCGCTGGGCGATCAACTGGTCGAGCATGGAGGATCCGCGAGGCTTGGCCCCCATCTGGCCCGTCCAATCCACTTCTTGCGTGTCGAGGTTCATGACCCCGATCTCGCCATTCGGACCGACCACCCTGCTCAGGCGGTCCCGCTGGGGCGCGCGCGACATGACGCTGGCCTCGGTGCGCATCGGCAGCGTCCACTCGAGGAGGCGCATCTGCGCCTCGGCTTCCTGATCGAGCTCCGCCTGCCGCATGGCCATGTACTCGGGCGTGCCACGCACCGGCACCGAGGCCTCGCCGGACAGGAAGCGATCGGGAAACTGGTTGAGCGACGCCCCTGCCTGCACCGCCCGCGCGGCCGTGTCGCGCCCTGGTGTCTTCACGTAGTCGGCCAGCGCCGTGCGCAACGCGGTCTGTTCGCCATCGATGTCCTCGAGCCCCGTGCGCCCGAACACCATGCGCGACGCCATCGCCGGCGTGATGCCAGGGATCCGCTTCAGCGCGTCGATGCGCGCCGACTGCGCCGTGGTATCCTTGAGCGCCATCGCTTCCCCCTCGGCCGCAGCCCCCATCGCCGGATCGAAGGTGTACGACTGGCCATACCGCGAGAACGTCCTCGGCTGCAGCGCCGGCGAGTCCGAGACCGTGAGACCGGACGGCCGGCCCCCCGTCCGGATGCTAGGATCCATCGCGAGGCGCTCACGCCCCGCCGCGATCGCGTCCTGTTGCCGCTGGTCGCGATCGATGCTCTCGCCCATGACGCTCGAGGCCCGAATCGCCGCGTTCGACTGCTGCAAGGCAAGATCCAGCGCATCCTGCTCCTGCTGCCGCCGGAGGTTGAACGGCATGAGCAGTGCCGATGTGTCGATCCCCCGACTCGGTCCACGGAACCCCATCTCCGCCTCCTACCCGTAGTTGACGAAGGGTACGCCAAACCTGTTTGCGACCTTCGTGTTCGTCTGGCTGACCAAGTCATCAGCTGTCGATCCGCCACGCGCCCCGCCTGTGCCCCAGCCGCCCGTGGTGGCCGGGCCTGAGGAACCCCTGCGTAGGCGTTCGAGCTCGGCGCGGAGATCCTCCATCTCACGATCCCGCGACGCCCAGTCGCGATTGGCGCCCGCCCAATCAGCCGAGCGATCGGCTGTGGTCTGATAGTCCGTCAGGTAGCGCCCTTCACGCGCGAGCGCCGCATCAAGCCCCGTCTCCGCCTGCCGACTCGCCGCCGTGTCGAGGTACGTCGCCTTGTCCCAATTGCCTGTGTCGAGAGCGCGCGCCTTCTGGAAAGCGAGATCGTCCATCGACTGCGCGCCAGCCATCAGCATCCTCTGCCGATCCGTGGCGGCCGTGTACGCGCCCTGCGCGAGCTGCCCGCGCGTGCTGGCGCGCTGCAACCCGAGGTTGGCGTTCAATTCCTGCAACGCGCGCGCATTGGCATCCATGTCCGAGGCGCGCGTGAGGTTCATGCCCGTGCCAGCCTGCAGCGCCTGCAACCGCTGACCCGAGAAGTCGAGTGCCGACTGCGCGATCTTGTTGCTGAAATCTGACCCGAGGCGCGTGACGATCTGGCCCTTGTCGACATCGTACTGCCCCGTGCGGAGCCGACCAGCGCCGATGGCCTCGTCCTGGTAGGCGCGCAGCGAATCGTCTAGCTGGTTCTTGAAATCGCCATACGCACCCTTCGCAAAGGTAGTGCCAGCCGCCGTGGGGTCGAATTCCAACAACGCCTTCGGATCAAAAGCCTTGAGGTTTGTGTTCGCGGCACCGCCACCCGTACCACCGGTCCACCCCACCCCACCGCCCTGATCAAATGCCTCCAGCGCGCGATTCGGATCAAGCCCCGCGGCAGACCGCATCCACTGCTGCATCTGCTCGGCCGAATAGCCACCCGTGGCCCTCGGAGACCAACCGGATACGTTCGGCGCCGGCGCACGGGAGCCATACGCAGAGAGCGCAGCACTCGCCGCGGCGCCCGTGGCGTCACGCCTGCCGGCGGCTGCCGTGCGATCCCCCGCCGCCCACGCGCCGGCCTGGTTCCACTGGTCCTCGGCGTTCTGCTCTTCCTGCTGGCCGTAGGTTGTCGGCGCTGGCCGCGGAATAGGGGGACCGCTCCATGCTGTCTTTGTTGCCATGACTCACCCCGCGCTGACGTAGAGGAACACGTTGTAGTTCAGGCCATCCCACACCACCACCGGCGTACCGACCAACTCCAGATTATCGATCGCACCATACGCGATCGTTCCCGACTGGCCCGCCGTGAGGCCGGCCCCACTCCGCAACAGGTCGAGCGCCGTCTGCACATCGGCGAGCGCCGGCTTCGAAATGATGAGCGTGCGTAGTTGCTGCGCCTTCATGTCGTGGTGCTCACGGTCGGATAGGTTGAACGACGCACCGGCGTGAATTCCACTTCGACTCCCTCTAGCATAAGCTCCCCGACACCGAGCGGCCCCGTGCTTTCTATAGTCACCTGCAGCCGTTCGCCGCTGAGATTGAGGCGCGCAATCTCCTCCCCGTTGCGCTGCACCGATCGCACGAGCGGCACGGGAAAGACGCGACTCACGCGCTCCATTGCCCCCGCCTGCTGTTCCAACTGGAAGGTGGGCGCCACGATTTCAGCCGTCGCGCCCTCCCACAGCGAGATATCATCCTCGGACCCATCGACCGAAGGCCGGATGCGCACCGTGGCCGCCATCGACCAGGAGAGCGTGATGTACGCCATCGCAAAGATGTACTCGGCCGCTTGATCGTCCGGCTGCCAAGGATCCGTCTCGAACAGGAAGCCAAAGGGCTCACCGCCATCCGTGGTCGCATTACCCGTGGCGTAGTACGGCGGCCCGATCTGGCCGGTCTCGAGCATCCGGCGATCGCCGAGCGTGGTCACGCGCCGGTTGGACGCTGACGTCTTGCGATAGAACAGCACATCCTGCGCCGTCACTTCGGCCGCACGCCCACTGCCGTCGCTCGTCACGCGCCGATGGTAGTCGGACGTCACGCGCCGGCGCCGCACGACGCCACCAACCAGACTGCTGCCCCACAGCACGGTCTGCGTCATGTGACCACCACGGGGAAGGGGTCCGATTTGACCGTGACCAGTTGGCCAACCGACTGAGCCCACACTTCGACATTTACCGTGTCCCCAGGCGCGGCCCACTGGCCATCGCGACTTCCTCCCACCACCGTGGCGGGCGCAAGCACCGACCCAAGCAGGACTGAACTCCTGATGATGCCCCAGTAGGAATACACATCACCACCACCAGAGAAGGTGGCACTGAGCTCTGTGGTGCCAAAGCTGGCGTTGAAATGCACACTGGCCGCCGAGATCACCGGCTTGGTGATCGCGATCGTCGTGGCCACATCCTGCACCGCCGAGGCCGCGCTCGAGTAGGAACCCTGCTGCCCCGTCACCCGATACTTCATCGTGAGGTTGGCTTCCCCCGACGAGATGACGTAGGAATACGAGAGCCCCGCCTGCACCACGAGCGTAGTCCAGCTGGCGCCGCCATTTACGCTCTTCTCCACGAGGTACTGCGTCGCGTTCGCAGCCGCGTTCCAAGCGAGCGATACCGTACCCGTCGCGCCCGCGAAACTCGCGCTCGCCCACGTGGGAGTGCCCACCGTGATCGCCATCGTCACGTTGCACGAGAGCGTCGGACCGCTGACCGCGCCCCGCTGCGCCGTCACGCGGAACTGCACCGTGGTGTTGAGCTCGCCCGCAGGAATCGTGTACGCGTAGGAATTCGCCACGAGCCCTGAGATCACCGTCACCCAGCCGGCGCCGGCATTCTTCTCCAAGAGGTACGGCACATTCTGCTGCGCCGAGGCCCACACGAGGTTCACCGGCTGTCCCGCCGACACGAACGTGCCCGCAAAGCTCGTGATATTTGCCGAGGTGGTAGTGATTGTGGACTTTGACTGTGCCGCCGTGGCAGCCGTCCAAGAATCCGGATCGCCCTCATACCCTTCGGTCGGCACTGTGCCGTTGACGAATCGCATCGCGAGATCATAGGCGGTGAGCGGCAGCGCCGTGGCCCAATCCGCACCCTGGTCAAGGTCAGCCACCGGCACGGTCTGAACGACCGCCCATGAGCCGCCAGCCGCCTTCGCAAAGATCTGCACGTACTCGCCGCCCTGCGCGTCGTAGTTCTTCCACGTCACACGCACCGAGCGATAGCGAGGATCCGCCGCAAGACTCATGCGTCCACCGCCAGGAGATCATAGGGAAAGCCCACCGGAGGCGCCGGCGTACCGCCCAAGTCGGTGCCGTACAGGATGCCGGCACAAGTGACCGGCTGCTCGCGCGTGTAGAACGTCCAACGCGGATCCTCGGGATTCCACAGCGAGAGCACCTCGCAGGTGACCGGCGCCTGCACCGCCTCGATGTCCGGCCAGACCCACTCGGCCGTATAGCGGTAGATGTCGTAGGACGAGAAGCAGAGGCGCGACGGACCCCGCGCCGGCAGGTCCGCCGGCGCCGGCGAGATGAGCTCCATCGCCTGCCCGATGGGCGTCGTAGTCGTGGCCGTCACCTCGCGCGGCCCATCCTTCGCGCGCATGAACAGCCGCGAACCGACCGTCAGCAGCCCACGCGGCGACACGACGCCATAGTTGGCATCGATACGCCGTGGCGTGAAGGTGGCTCCCGAGCGGCCATCCATGATCCAGGTCTCATCTTCCTTCGCGACGGCCAGCAGCGAGCCAACCGGCTTCATGGCCACAATCGCCTCGCGCTTTACGCCAAAGAGTACGTAGCTCGAGGGGATCCAGGTCGTGGGATCTGCCGGCTTCGCGAACCGCAGCACATCGCCACGATCCGGATCGGAATTCGAGCCAAACCCCGCGCCCGTCATGTACTCCAGGTGGCGCTGCACGGCACGGAAGTAGACCGGCTGCGCGACCCCCGACCCGTCGAGATCCGCCATCAACTGCGTGAGGGTTCCTGGCGAGGATGGCGTCGAGAAGTCCGGCGTGTAGTACACCGTGGGCAGTCGGAGCGACAGGTCATCCTCGGCATGGGCGAACATCACGCGGCCGTCCGCCTCGTCGTAGGAGATGACGGGGAAGTCCGCGTTCGCGTTCAGCGTGCCCCACAGACCATTCGAGGCGAGCGTCTGTATGAGGCCCGTGGTGGGATCCAGCCGATAGATGCGGATCTGCAGGCTGTCGCGATCGAACACCACGAACAGCACATCGGGCGTGGCGCGCATCCCCACCACCTCGAGGATATCGGTCCCCCAATTCAGGGGAGCGAAGCCCGAGCCAATCATGCCAGGCCGAATGCTCATCTTGGCATCGCGGCCGTACACATTGCGCGCATCCTTCGCCGCACTCGGGCTGACGGCCACCAGGCCGGTCGCGCGATCGAGACCGCGCCCCACCGCCAGCGGCATCTTGGCCCGTGCCATCAGCCCGCCCAGGCGAGCGGGAAGGCCGCCGCCGTGGTGGCCCGATCAAATCGGAAGTACCGCAGGCTCATGCCGAGGCTGCAGGACACGGTGAAGTAACTCAACGTGCCGAGATTTGACCGCGCGTACTGGTAGAAATACTTAGGTGAGCCGAGCTCCCCGACATAAAAGTTGACATTCGTGGCGTCGATGAGCATCTGCAACTCAAGGTTGTTCGGCGCCTGGTTCGACTGGTAGCCGGAGGAATTCGTGGAGAGATCCGCTTCCCACGCGCCAGCGGCACTCAGGCGCCCCACGTTGATGCGGCGGTCCGTGCCACCTGTCCCCCCATCGAGAGCGATGTAGGTGCCCTTCGTGAGCCCCTGCAGCGTGAGGCTGCACCCCGCATACGCCACGCTCGGACTGCCGGCGATGCCCAACCGGAGGCGCATGGGGCTGGCCAGCGCCGGCTGCTGCTTGAGCTCGAACGATCCCAGCCCGAGCAGCCGCGAGAACGACTGCGTCCAATTCGCCGAGCTGCCCGTGCGGTAGGTCCAGAGGGCATTGATGCCCGTATCGAACTCATCGTCATAGGGCGAGGGCGTGACCGGCCGCTCTTCCGTGACCGCGAGGATCGAGACCGCGCTGCCCAGGGGCGTCTGATACCCGACCCCATCGACCCCCTCCACTTCCTGGATGGCTCCGCCCAGCGAGACTGCCTGAGGCAACTCGGAGATGCGACGGACCCCGCGGCGCATGGTCATGCCTGCCCCTTGAGAGGCTGCGCACGACCGGCATTCGCGCTGGTGAGGGGCGGATTGACCTGCGGGAACCGCTGGATAAGCGAGTACGTCTGCTGCCGCGTCCACTCGATGATTTGCTGCAGCATGGCATTCTGGTTGGCGCGCATGGTCGCCTGGTCATCGGTCCGCTGGTCCTTCTGCGCGAGGTAGGCCGCGATGTCGTACTTGAGGAAATCATCGAAATCCTCGGGGAACCGCGGATCAATCGGATCCGTGGCCAGCGTGGGCGGCGTGGGCGCCGTGGCGCACACCACCGTGATCGTGCCCCCCGACGGATCCATTGACTGGCCGGTCGGATAGAAGGCCTGTCCGAGCTCCGTGATGCACGCGCGACCCGCCGCGACGCGCTGGTCATCATACGGCACCACCCCGATCTCGGCGCCCACCGCCAGCGCCGGCGTCGCGAGCGTGCCCGCATCAGCCAGCACCTTGATCACGCGCAAGGCATTCGATGGCCGCGACCAGCCCGTGCCGTTCCAAGTCACCTGCACGCGCTCCCCGATGATATAGGGATTCTCGCGCGCCATCACCTGAAAGACGGCGCGCAGCGCCATGCCCACCTCGGCGATCAACTCCGCCGGCGCGAAGGTGCCAGGACGAGCCGCGGCGCACTTGGCCAGGCCGCCATCCATGATCTCCTGTACGGTGCTCACGGTGCCCCCTTAAGTGACGTCGCGCACGCGATACGACTGCCGCTGTCCGACGCGCGCAATGCGATCGAGGAACTCATCGGTCCGCATCTTGGCATCCTGCATCGCCAGCGAGACCATGTCCGTGTTCACGTTGAACTGCGGATTGCCGACCAACCGCTTGAGGTAGAAGGCCTGCAGCTGCGTCGCCAGCGCCTCGCGCGCATCCACCGGCACGATGAGCGCCGTGTCATCGTCCACCACATCGTCCGGCTGCCGGGTGACCGAGAGCCGAAGGGACGCCACGCGCGTCCAGGCTGACTCGGGGCCAAGCGGATAGAGCGTCTCGGCGAACACCGTGTAGGCTGGCCAGGGCTGGGGCATGTCGCGCTGCTCCCACGGCACCTGCTGTGCGCGCTTCGTCCATTCGTTTTGATTGCCGCCCGCCCACTGCACGAACCCCTCGAGGATATCGAGCCAGCCAGTCGGAATGAGCGTCCTGAGATCCACACCGTCGGTGAAACTGTCCAGCGGGAACGTGATGAGGTAGAACTGCGCCAGCATTGCCGGCTGTCGCATGTAGATGCCCTGCACGAGAGCCTGCTGGAACCGCGAGAGCGCGCGGTAGGCGAGCGCCGAGGGCGCATTCGCCTCGGACAGCAGCGGATGCGTATCCCGCGCGTGGTTGATCACCTCGCCTGCCGTCAACGTGGCCATGTCGCCCCCTTACTTCGTGACCTGCGGGGTTGCCATTCCCTCGAGCACCTCGAGGATCTCGGCCGGAATCGGTTTGACCGTCGCCCGATCCGCTGCTGCCAGGATCATAGACGCCACGGCCGCGCGCGGGCCTTCCGGCCGCGCCGACTCGGCATCCACGATCACATCCCACACGTTCGCATCTTCGGCCAGCATCGCCTCGATTTCCTCCTCCGAGTACGACACCTGCGCTGGCACCTCGACGGCCGGAGCCGCAGCGCCCTTCTTCGTGGTCTTCGTGGCTTTGGGCTCCTTCACGAGGCGGTTGCCACTCGCGCGCGCGGGCCGCACGGGCGTGCTCACCGCCGGCGCCGCCGCTGCGGCCATTGGCCTGAGCACGCGCGGTCCGAGGCGCACCGGCACGATCGTGCCGCCATACTTCTCCTTCTCCGCCTTAGCGCCCTCGACGCCAAGTACTCGCTTCCCTAGCAGCATCGCAATCCCCTAGTTGGAGAATGTCCGCCGGCCGCGCCATGTGCGCGCCCAGTCACTTCTCGCTGAGGACCGGATGCGGTCCCGCAGCGTATCGACCATCCGACGCCTGGCGTTCGTATGGTCTGCCTCTGCCCGATTCGCGCGATAGGTCGCCTCCACCTGCGCGTCCGTCGCGTACAGCGCCCGCTGGGCAGCCGTCACCGCCGCACCCGCAGACGTCCCCTCAAGGTACGGGAGCTCCGCCACCAGCCAGAACCCCTCGGCCATGAGTAGCGTCTGCCGGTCCGGCATTCCCAAATCCTCCAGCCGGAGCGTCGCCATCTGCCGGCGCCCCTCCTCAATGCGGGCGCGGTTCGGCACCAGCTGCAGAATCCACACCCGCCCATCCGGCAAGATGTAGCCGTCAAGCCCGGGCTCCAGCAGCCGGAGCGCCCGCAGCACATCCTGCGGGAAATCCAAGACGGCCGGGAGCGCCACTCGCGTCCGCACGCGATGTCCACCGCATCGCCTGCGTTCACCACGGGAGAATCGCTCCCGCACCGCCTGGATGATCTGCATCAGGACGCCTTCGCCACTTGCATCCCTTCCCCGTCGAGCGGGAAGGGACGAACGACCATCACCGCCTCCGGCGCCACCGCGACACCGACCGTGGTCGCCCCGAAATAGACCCCGATCGTGCCGTTGCTGAACCCACGCGCCGGTCGCACATCAGGATCCCCCTCGAACGCCGCGCTGGTGTTCGCGTCTGCCACGAAAAGTGCACCGTTGACCGGCCACAGCGCATTCTGATTCGTGGGCTCCACGCCCGCCAGCCCATTGCGCTGGTTCGTCTTGAACCCGACGAACCACACACTGGTGAGATCGCTGCCCGCCGTCATGTCATCCGTCTGCGCCGTCCAGCCGCCGGAATCGGCGAGCACCACGATCGCCCCGAGCGCCACCTTGCCCGCTTCCGTCTGCGGCAACGCCGCGAGTGCCGCGTCGTAGTTGTCGTAGCCCTGCGCCGCCGTCTGCGACCGCCCGTCACGATACGGGACGAGCGACGAAACCGCGCCCGCCTCGTCCACCTGCACGAGAATGGCCAGGTACTTCGAGGCCGTGCACGCGTGGGCGGCCGAGAACGCGATGGCCGTGGCCGCCGCCTTCGTGTACTTCACGCCGGCGATCGAATAGTGAACCGCCGCCGACAGTTTGAACTTCTCCGGCACCGCGTCGATGGCGAGCGTGACGTTGTCGAGCAGCCGATCGGTGATCGCGTTGATGATGTCCACGCTTTCGAGATCCGACGCGGCCACGAGATCGTCCGTGTTCGCCGTCCAGGTGGCATTCTTTGCTTCGACCACGACGCACCCGATGACCACGTTGCCCGCCGTGGGCGCCGGCAATGCCGCGCGCGCCGCTGCGCTGCTCGTGTACGCCTGTGCGGTGGTCTGCGTCGCGCCCGAAATGCGCGTGGAGATCGTTCCCGCCGCGTCAATCTGCACGAGGATGGCGCCCCACTTGTCCGCCGTCACCGGATGCGCCGCCGAGAACGCCAGCGCATAGCCGGCATTCTTGTGGTAGAGCACGCCATCGATCATGTAGTCGAAGGCACCATAGCGCAGCTTGGTGACCGAGGCGTTGGCGACCGTGCGCCGGTCCACCTCGAGCCCAGGGTTCGTCACCGGCCCGTTGAAGCCATCATGCGTGACGAGCACCTGCGCATTGACCGTCGCCGTGTAGCCACGGCAGAAGGTCTCGAAGCTGTCCAGCTGCACGCGCGAGCGGACGGGAAACTGGTTCCAGCGCCGATCCTTGTTCAGGCCCAGCAGGTTGGCCGACACCAGGTCGGCCGCGTCGAGCGCGTCCGTGTTCGCGTCCCAATCCGCCGAGCCCGTGCGCAGGGTGATCGTGCCAATCAGCAGCGCCCCGTTCGTGCTCGCAGGGATGGACGCCAGCGCCAGCGCTTCGGTGCCGTAGTCCTGATCGCCCGTGTTCGGCGAGGCCGCCGTGGTGATGGTGCCGCGCTGGTCGATGTAGATGCCGATGCCGAGCCACGCACCGATGCCCGTGGCGTGCACCGCACTGAACGCAATGGCCGTCTGCGCGGCCTTCGCGTAGATGTGCCCGCCCATGCGATAGCTGAAGGCCGACACATCGAACTTCGTGTGATCGCCGGCATTGACCGAGATCGTCGGCCTCGAGAGCACGCCATCGATCGGCGGTCCGAGCCGGAGCGCCATCCGTGCAGACAGCGCATTCTTGGCCATCTTGTTGTCCGTGATGCTCATGGATCAAGCCCTCTCCCGCTGTGTAGTCGCGGGCCATTCATGACTGCGTGCGGGGCGCCGGCCGATGTGCCGGCGCCCCCTCACGCGAGAACTACGGAGAACCGATCGTGTTGTCGATGCGCCAGTTCTTCACCGGCTGCTTGCAGAACAACTCCTCGTACAGCACGCCGAACGCCGCGTACATGTCGTAGAAGCCCGCGGAATCGACCACGCGGTCCCAAATCGAACCCGTGATGTCGATCCACTGCCAGGAGCCGAGGGTGAAGCGCTTGAACGTGTCCGTCTGCAGACCAAACGTGACCTGCGCCGGCAGCTTGCGAGCAATCTTCAGGTTGACCGTGCGGTCGCCCATGATGATCGGGAGGCCGAGCTTGCGTCCGCCCTCGTAGGACTGCGACCCAATGAACTGCCGGTCGCCCTTGAGCGACGCCCAGTACGAGTCGTACCCCGCATCGGACGTCACGATCAGGTCTGCATTGCCGCCGCCGCGCTTGCGCGAGCGCCGATCGGCATAGAGCAGGAGCGCCTCGCTGAGCGTGCCATCGAACGGCGCCGCCAGTGCGTCGATCACCTGACCCTGCCACAGCCGGTTGTCGTTGCGGTCGATGTTCATGTAGCTGGACACGATGTCGCCATTGTCCACGGCCGCCAGGAGGCCCGTGATCTCGATCGTGTCGCCCGCGTGCGGGAACGAATACCGCCCGCGGTCACCATCGGCGATGTAGTCGCCGACGCCGATGAGATCACGGAGCGCCTGGACCCCTTCGAAGGTCAGCGTATTCGTATCGGGATCGATGTTTACCAGGAGCGCCGACTGGTCCGTGCCCGCATTGCGCACGGTGACCGGATTCGCGAGCGAGGCCGTGAACACATTACGTTCCCCCTCGAGGAACTGCAGCCACGGATCCTCCCACCCGTCGATGCCGAGGGTGTCCTCCACCACGACATTAAACTGGCCGGCGGCCGGCGTGTTGTACGCGCTGACCGAAGTCACGCGCGCCTTGACGCCATAGCCGTAGCCGATGTACTGGCGGTCCAGCGAGTTCACGAGGCGCGTGACCAGGTCCGGCAGCGCGCGCTCCATGTAGTTCACATAGGCCCCGACATCGCCCTTCACCTTGCGCATCTCGTCGCCGGTCAACTCCACCGAGCCGCCCATCTTCTTCAGGTAGACGCGGCTGTTCTTGAACACCGGCGGATCGGCCTGCGGGAAGGTGCCACGTTCCGTGACCGCACCAGCGCCGCCCGAGAGGGCGAAGTAGTGCGCGGCCTCGATGTAGCGCCCGCCCGTGGTTTCCTCTTCCTTGACGTTCGTGTCCGTGTCGAACACGCTCATGAGTTCCGAGTCCGTCACGACCTGCGTCACGAGAGGTTCGTCAAAGATGATCTTCAGGATTTCCTGCGAGTCATCAGTGCCGGTCGCCGTGATGCCCGCCAGGCCGATGCCCATCAGCCCAACGTCCTGCGCCTGGATGGGCACGACCCCCATCACCGCGCAGAGCACGGCGAGCAGCGCCCCCATCCCCGTCCATCGATTCATGTACCGCATGGTTACTCCTGCGTCGAAAGTCTCAGTGATCCTTCACGGGTTACTGTGGCTTCCGCAGTCCGGACACGGTCCGCCGCACCCAGGCCGCCGCTTGCTGAATTGGCGTGCCTGGCAACTTCGGATCGTAAGCAGGCGCGCGCTGGATGACCGGCGCCGGCGAGCCAGCCCCTACAGGTGCTGACGCGGCGACAAACCGATTCCTGCGCTGCTGCTTCAGGGTCTCAGGCGTGGGCGCCTGCCGACCGGCAGGGGGCGTCCCTGTCGTGGGCTTCTTCCCACCGACCGGCGCAGCGGCACGGGGAGCCACCCCGAGCAACTTGAGCCGGCGCTGCACCAACCCCGCGACCTTCCGCGGGTCATACCGACCATCGTGCGACAGCCCCTGCTGTTCCGCAGCGAGCACCGCCCGACGATTCTCTGCACTAACGTCTGCAATGACGTCGTTGTACATCTGCGCCTTCGCCTCGTCCGGCCAGTCCGCCGGTACGAGCGAGTCGATCGAACGCTCGGCCGCTTGAATGATCGCCCGCGCATTCTGGTTAATCAGCCGCTTGTGCTGCACCTGCCCCTGCACGGCATCGCGCCGCTTGATGCGCATGGCATCGACCTGCACCGCCTGCAACGGGATCTGCGTCTCAGGATCGGCGAGCATGTCGTTCAGCCAATTCTCCAGATGCTGCAGCACGCCAGGCCGCGTGAGCAGGTACTGCGCGAGGTGCACCTGGTCGGCCGGATTCGTGATGCGCTCAGCCACCACACCCGCCGGATCCAACTCGATCGTGTAGTTGATTTCCTCGGCCGCCTCGCGGTCCTTCTGCGCCTCCTCACGGATGGCACGCGCCTGGTCGCCCCGCATGGCCGCGCGTTTCAGCTGGCGCAGCCGATCGGCGGTCTCCTTGTCGGAGGCCGTGATCGGGAGCTCTTCGCCTTCATGCGCGCCGTCGAGCACCACCGTGAGCTCATCGTCAGGCGTCTCGCCACCTTCCTCGCCGGCGGCCGGTTCCCCCCCCTCGCCCGCCGCCGCGGCTGATTCTCGTGCCGCGCGCTCTTCCTCGGTTTCGCCTTCCGCTTCACCGCTCGGAGTCGCCGATTCCGCCGGCACCTCGAGCTCATCGGCAACATCGGCGCCTGCGGCGCGTTGGCGTTCGACCAACTCACGCGCAGCCGCGACGGCCGCCTTGAGCGGAGGAACTGCCGGCGCGGCCGGAGCCGCCGGAGACCCACCTGCAGCGGCCGGAGCCGCTGGTGCTGCGCCGGATCCCTCGGATACCGGCCTGACGCTGGCTGCCATGACTTAACCCTCGGGGCTTGAAATGGCCGTGGGCGCACGCCCCCCCTGCTGCCGCACGGACCGAGGCGCCCTCGGCGCCCCAGGAACGATCGATTGTGGTTCTGACCCATCCGGACGCTTCGTGCTCACCGGCGGCCGTGTGCCGCCCCCAGGCGGCCCGCCGGCCCCTAGTGGCATCACCGGCCCGCCAGGCCCCGGTGGGCCCATCGGCCCCTGAGCGGCAAACATCCGCTGCAGCTTCTGCAGGTGCAGCATCCGATGGATCGCGAAGGCCTGCTGCACGATCTTCGGCTGCTTGAGGAATTGCGGCGACTTCATGTAGCGCTCGTGCACCGACAGGTGGACCATGTCATCGTACCACTCGAGCACCGGCTGCTCGAACTGGCCCATCAGAATGTTCCCGTTCTCCCGCTCGGCCATCGCACGGTCCGGCCCGCCAGGCCTGGCCATGCGCGCGTAATTCGGGAACCGCGAGATCTCGAGGAACGACTCGCGCGCCTCGATGCTCTTGGGATCCCCGAATAGGCCGAGGCTAAACATCCGCTCCGCCCGCTGCTGCCGCTCCCCGCGGCCTTCCGGCAGCATGGACTCGGCATCGGGCGTGATGTTGACATGGCCTTCCTTGAACACCTCCGGCAGGACCGTCAGCGTTTCCGCGAGGTTATCCTCGCCGTTGATCGCGATGATCATCTCGGCCGTGTAGATGCGCTTGTAGAGGAGACGCCAGTCATCGGCCATGCGGGCGTACTCTGCCGGCAGCCGGCGCGCGGTCGAGCCCAAGATGCGGTCCGCATTGAACCGGAGTTCTTCGACCAGGTCGCCCGAGGCATTCCCCGTGGGCGCCGCGCCCTCGAGGCCGCGGAGTCCGCCGATTTCCTCGATCTCCTGCGCGGAGTACTGTATGGACTTGATGACGTCCGGCGAGACCGGAGGCGCCTCGATGAATTCTACGGCCTTGACTCCCGGCCGCTTGGCGCCGACATAGATGTGCCCTGGGGCGTTGTCGAGCTCGGAGGCTGCGACCCCAAAGCCGGAATCCACGGTGATCTGCGGATTTCCCAACAGCGCCGCCTGCTCTTCCAGCTGTCCGCGCGTGCGGTTGTACGCGCGCTGCGGCGCCAGCATCGCCTCGAAGGGCGTGAAACCGGACGGGCGGCCGGCGACGCGCACGAAGTCCCAGCACCGTATCGGCGAGGTGTAGCGCCAGGCCTCCTCGCGCGGACCATCGGTGATCACGGTCTTGGGCGTCCAGACCGTGTGCCGGCCGCCTGGGTTATTCGGCGTCTCAATCAGAGGCTCGGCCCATGTGCCGATCAAGCGCTCGTCAAACGGGATCGGCGCCTCCCAGCGCTCGACTACCGTGCACAAGGCCCCCTTCGCCCTCGGATCCGACCACCCCGAGGACGTCAGGCCAAGCTCCTCGGTGAAGAACCCAGAGCCATACAGGACGCGCTCGAGCGTCGCGACGTTGGCCGCTTGCACGGGCGTGATATCGGGCTCCACCACCACCTGCCACGCCTGGTAGACTTCCTCGGGCGTGAGGAACCGGATCACCTCGTGCCACCGCTTCTTGTGCCAAGGCTGCGGCCCCCACTGGCCACGGACCTGCAACGGCGAGTAGACGTCCACGCCAATGCCGCCGATGCGCTCCATGTGCGGCGGACCCACATGCTGCACCTGACCGTTGAGATCCATGTAGGCGTTGGGCGTGCCATCGGGCATGAGCGGCACGTTGTCCACGGGCTCTGGCGTCATCGCCGGCTGCTGCGTCACCGGATCGATCACCGGCTGACCATCCGGCCCGTGAATGGGCAGGTGCGCCGAGGCAATCCACGGCTGCCAGTCGCCTGCGTTCAGGTCGATGCGCGAGATCGCATAGGCGCGGCCGGCGAGGATGAGCCACATCATCAGCTGGTCGTGCACATCCTCCATCCCCGCATCGCGCCAGTCCTTCTTGAACAACGTATCCATGACCGACGCCAACTCGGCATCGACGCGGTCCGGCCCAGGCAGCATGGTCAGGATGGGCGTCCCTTCCGTGAGGCGCGAGTGCGTGACCATGAAGTACCGGAGCAGCTTGTTGATGACCGGCATCTTCCGCCAGGCCTTCTCGCTGTCCTTCAGCCACTCGGAGGTGTCGTAGTAGCGCCCCGTGACCGGATGCCATTGATTCCACTGCTGCCCGAGCAGCATCCGCACGTTGTACTCGATCTGCCGATCGCGCACCAAGAGCATGGCGTCCTGGGCATTGCGCTCCCTCGAGAAGCGCTCGATGATCGCGCCATCCACGCGCGGATCCGCCTCGGTCGGCGAGCGGCGCAGTGGCACCATCTGCAGCAGCGGATTGTAGCCGCCCTGCGGCACCGCCATGCTCGTGGCCCCCCAGCGCTCGGCCCTCCCAGGCTGCACGACCGTGGCCATCGTCAGACCTGCGTGACCGTGAGACCGATCGCCTGCAACTCTTCAGTCACCGACGCGCCTGTGGTGGCCGTGATGAGCACGTAGAACGACTCGCCCTCCGCCACCGTGTGCGTGAGCCCCGTCTTGGCTGCGTTCGCGCTCGAGATCACCGTATTAGCCGTGACTGAGAGGGGCGCCGCCATCGCGCCCACACTGGCATCTGTGGCGCCAGCCGCAGCCGCGGTCAGGCACCGGAGATCCGCCGTGATCGTGCCCGTGTTGCCGGCCGACTGGATCGAGCCCGTGAGGAAGAACCCCGTGATGATGTCGCCGATCTTCACGCCAGAGACCGGTACCACGAGCGTGGCATTCGTCTGCCCCGCCGGAATGGTGGCCAGCTTCCCGAGGTTGTTCGCAGCCCCGACCACCCAGCCGGCCGTGGCGCCGACCTTTGCCGCCGTCTGCAGAAGGAAGGTCTTGGACTGCAGAATCAGCTTACGCATCTCGGCGAGGACCACCTTGCGCACATTCCGCGTGGTGGGGTCGGCGAGTGTCGCGTCCTGCGCCGTGAAGTAGGTCGTGGCCGACAGCTGCGCGGCGGTCGCAGCCGAGAGCGCCGCGACATCGTGCACCACGAGGCGCACCTGCGGGATGGTCGCCTTACGCGATTCCGGCGAGGTACCGCCCACGTTCTGGATCTCGAACTCTGCTGCCTCGAGGATATCCGCGAGGGTGATCGTGTCCAGCTGGTCAATGGTTTTATCAGCCATGTTAATCGTCCGCGTCCTTGCCCTTTGAGGCCTTCGCCGAACCCGAGGGCGTCAGGGCCAGCTTCGTGATCTGGATCGTGCACGAGCACCGCGCGCCGGACTCGTCCTCCGTCTCTTCGCACCGCTTCACCTTCGCCACGCCCGCGAGCACCACCTGCTGACCGGCCTTTAGATCGGTGCGCAACTTCAACTTCTTCATCACGACATCCTCGAGGGTGAGGGTCAGGCCCCAGGGAAACACCTCGCCCCTTGAAGGACCGATCCCCGCCATCGGAGCATCCTGCGCCTTGCGCTCGGCCTTGGTGAGGGCCATCGGCTGCATCTTGGCAGCCACTAACGCCCGGGCCTTCTCCTTAACCGATGCCATAGCTACCTCTTACGCTTGCCCTGCGGGTGGGCCTTCTCATCCTGCGCGGCCTGCGCCTTCGCCATGAACGGAAGGAATGCCGTGCGAATCGCGTTGACAACCTTGAGCTCGTCCGGCTTGCTGAAGAAGGTATCGGGTAGCGGCGTGGCATCGACCTCCAGCCGCTGTTTCCCGATGGCCTCGAACTTCGCCAGCCACGCCTCGTATGCGGCCTGCCACCTCTCCGGGTTATTCCAGATCAGGATGCGCTTATTGGGATCCGGCTCGTCCGGGTTCGCGTACTGCATGTTCCCCTTCCCATCCTTCTTGGCGTGGTCTTCGACCAGCTTTTGCCGCTCCTTCTGCAGCGCCTTGGCCCGGAGCTGGTACGCCTGGGCGCGCTGGAGCACGATGCCGTACAACTCGGCGGCTGCCATGCCTCGCTCGTTGTCCAAGACTACATCCTCGAGCTTCGTATAGCCGGCGCAGAACGCCGCGGCCTGTTCCGATGTGCAACGTATCATAGTCCTAGACGTTGAGAGTGAATCCATCAGCCTTGAACGCCCATGCGGGATGGTCTCCGATCCCCGTAATGGCGTGGAAGTACTCGTGATTGATCACGTCGAGATCGTGCCGCTTGAAGTCGGCCAAGCAGAGCGTGCCGCCCGTATCGCCGGAAATCGTGTTCGGGGCTAAGACCTTGCCCCAGTTGAACTCCGACCCCTGTGGCCAGCGGTCGTAGAGACGCACCGTCAGCTTGAAGTCAGGCGACTGGATGGCGTCGGGACGCACCGACCGGATGCGCCGCACCACGTCGGCGTACAGCGCGGCGTAGCGCGGGTCACGGTCAATCACGCCATCCTCCCACCGCATCGGCGGCAGGATGCCGAGGAAGCGGCGGATACCATAGAGGACGCGACGGAGCCAGCGCGTCATCGGGCGTCCTCGGCGGTGGGGCGGGGCATTAGAACAGCCACCACGGATACCGCATACACCAGATGAGTTCCGACAGGATTGCACGCATTAGGACGCTGGCCCCAACGCCGACTTGTGGATGTTGCCCGAGGCATCGACTACGAGATACTTGTCGCCCGCCGCGAATGCGCCGATGCTCTGGATCGTCACCGTGGACGCGAAGGTGGCGGCACCGCCGAAGCGGACAAGCCCCGCGTTCGTGTAGATGGCGTAGTTCGTGCCGCCCGCCGTCTGGTCGTCGATATAGAGACCATATAGGTTCGTGATAGTGGACCCGGCCCCCTTGCCCGCGTTCAGAATCCAGATGCCCTTGGCGTCGGTCATCGTGTATGAGGCAGCAGCAGTCGTCACGAAGGCGGCAAGACCAATACCTGCGGCCGTGGCTGCACTGCTGAACGTTGCATTACTGATGATCCCGTACTGCGTGGTTCCCGTGAGTGCATTAGACGCGATATACAAACCGGTATCTGCCACCGCTGCACCACCAATACCAGCCGTTCCCATGGCCCGAAGCGTGCCCGAGAACGTCCCCGTCGTGAACGAGGCGGCACCACCGGTGACGGAACCTGCAAAGACTGCCGCCGTCGTATTCGGCCCGATCTTGAGGACATCCGTACCGGCGCGGTTCTTGAGCGTGACATCTGCCGTGGTCCCGTAGCCCATCAGGACGGCACCGCTCACCGTACTAGCAAAGGCATTGAACGCCGTTGCCGCGAGGGCGCTGGGGGTCGCCGCCGTCCCGAGCGACAGGATACCGGACTTCGACACCGAGAACTGTGTGATGCCCCCCACCCGCCACCGGGCCAGCAGGGAGCCAGCCGCCGATGCCGTGTCGGTCACCTCGAGCGTCTGCGCGATGAACGTGTCGGCTGCATCGTTCCACGTCACCGTCTGCGCGTAGCCGGCCGCCGGATCAATGATCGTTCCCTGCGTGACCGTGACGCCCTGCGCCAGGACGTTCGAGGCCGCAAGGCCGATGGTCGCCAGCCATGTGGCGATCTTACCCAAGCCGATGCGGCGCGAGAGCGGCACCGTGGTGACGTCGATGCTGACCTCGAACTCCGAGGTGAGCGCGCCGAGATCCGCTACATCAGCGGCTGTGAGCTCCGAGATCCTCTTCGACATTTAGGTGCCCTCGGTGAATCGCAATTCTCCATCCTCGGTCATGCGATCCTCGTCCGTCTGCGTCACGCGCTGCACCGACTGCGTCGGCAAGCCGCCGCCCATCCATCCCCGGCGATGCTTGAGCCACGCCAACCACGGCCGGGTGCCATCTCCAGGACGGAACTGTCTCATGGCTACTGTTGCATCTGGTCAAAGAACGTCGGCGAGATCACCTTCGCCGGATCCACGCCGCCATCGGGCGTGAATGTGATCGCCAACAGCGACTCGCCAATCGGCTCGATGTCGATCAGGAACTCCGTGTCCTTCACCACCGGGACATCGGCGTGGGGCGGCGCGAGCGAGGTGGAGTATGCCGTGTCGTGGTCCGGAGGCGAGCGCCGGTACGTAAACGACAACACCCCCATCGGCGATGGAGGTGCGGCTTCGGTCGTGGTGAACTTGCCACGGATGCGGATCACCAGCGCGCCGGCAATCGGCACGAGGGCAACAGTAGGAACCGTGCTGGAGATCGCACTGCCTACGGCGAATTCCCCCGCCTCCCCACGGATCGGACGCGCCCGGCGGAAGTCCAGAGGATCAGGTGTGCCGGCATCCTTGAGCTGTGACATGCGCCACCTCCGCGATTGTGAGCCCGCTCAACGCTCACAACCTACTACCGGCGCCCGCGCTCCGCCCTGTTCTTTTTATAGTCAGTTTTTCCGGCGCTTCTTCGCAAGGCGCATCGCGCACCGGAGCGCCGCGCCAGCCGGTCGGTCGAGCACCTCGAGGCCAGCGCCGCGGACCCACGCCACCAGCCGCTGACGCGGCGGCAGGTCGCCTGGGATATTCCGCGTCGCCTCCGTGATGTGATAGCGCACCGTGATGGCCTTGATCCCCAGCACGACGGCGACCTCCTCGGGCGAGTGACCGTCCGAGAGTAGCTGCGCCACTTCCACCTGCCGCGATGTTAGCGGCGGCATGACTGGCGTGCGAGCACTCACCGTGCGCCTCCCAGGTCCGGCGCGTGCCCAAGCATTCGCTCAGCATCAGCGCGGGCCTGCTTCATAGAGATGGGCGCTCCTGACTCCCTCGCGTCCTGGTACAGCTGACGCGCCCCCGTTTCGATTGCTTCCCTCATCAGGTTCGCCTGCGCCATCGCCTCCGGACTTGCCGAGACCGGCAGCCGGTCCTGCGCCGGCGGAGCCTCAGGAAGGGCGCCTTGCCCGATGCGCACCATCCACCTGAGTGCGCGATGGAAGGCCGTGAAGGCAATCACGGCCCCCAGGATGACCGCCAGCAGCACCACCCCGACCATCACGAGGGCTTCACGCATGGCTGGACCCCTCCTGCTCGCGCGCCAGCTTCTCAGCATCGGCCGCCGAGGGCGCCACGATGGGAGATGCGGCCGAGGCGGCCTTTGCCTCCTCGCGCATCTGCCGCAACCGCTCGGCCGCCTCCTCGAGTGTTTTACGGTGCGCGTCCACGAGCGCCGCAATAAGGTTCGAGACCTGCGGATCCCCCATCAGGAAGCGCCAGATGCGCCGCCACCAGCGCGACTCGGACCGCTGGTACTCGATCATCCCGATCAGGTTCAGGAATTCCCCCCGCATGATTTCCCTGCGCTGGTACTCTGGCGCGAAGAACTCACTGAAGGACCGAGCGCCGGTCGACAGGCGCCGCGCCTGGTGCCCGATCGAGGCGGTGCCCTGCGATGGCGCCGTGGTGGTTTTCACCCCCTGCACGGACCGCCGATCTTTGAAGTTGCTCACCCTACCTCCCGCGGAAGATGACTGGTTTATGAACCTTCGTGGTGTCCACGCGCCCGAACTTCTCCGCTTCGCGCCGGAGCACATCGGGATCCCACAACCGCTTCTCGAGCAGGTGCGCCATAGACGAGGCCTTGATCGGCCGGCTGGCCAGCAGGTACCGGATCGCATCATAGCCGTCATCGCCGCCTTGCCCCGTTTCCGGATCCGCGTCCACCTTGAGCACATCGCGCGGATCGTCAGGATCCATAACCAGCGTGGGCAAGTGCTCTTCAACGAGCCAGCGATTCCCAGGCGTATCCAGAAACTGCACCATCGGCTGACGCGCCGGCAGGAATTCCGTCTCACGCCAGGCGAAATACTGCAGCACGTTATTGAAGCCCTGCACCCGCGCGATGTTCGCCTGCACCAGCTGGATGCCCTGCCGAGCGAAGTACTCAGCGACCTGCGGCGCATTCTCCCCGTGCGCCTTCTCCTCGTTCCAGCAGTCGTGCCCGGCCTGCACATTGCGCAACGCCTCAGCCGGCACGCGCTCAAGCAGTTTCCCGGCGATGTCCCAATCACGAAGCAGGCGCCCCTTGATCGTATCGCAGATGTAGACGCGCCCATCATCGGAGACCCGTCCCCAGACGAACACGAACGGATGCGCAAACCCCCAATCGAAGCCAGCGATATAGGGCCAATGCTCAGGGCATTGGAACGGCGCCACCAAGTGCACGGAGGGCTCGAGCTCGTCGATCGCCATGCCCGAGGCCGCGTCCCAATCGCCGTCCATGAGGCAGCGCCGCATCCGCTCGGGCAGGAGGGCAAGCGTTGCCATGTACGTGGAGTCGTTCGCCAAGATAGGGTTGTCCGTGACCTTCCCAGGCACGAACTGCCTCGACTTCCAGACGACATCGCCGGACGGGAGCACGACGCGCTGCCAAGCGATGCGCTCGCCGTGCTTGCCGCAGGGTACCACGTAGCGCCGCTTATTCCACGCATGGCCGGCGAACCCTGGGTTTGCTGAACCCATGAATTGTCGCCGGATGGTGGGATCCTTGCACCGGATCTCCGAGATCAGCGTGTCCACCACCCGCTCGTCCTTCTGGTTCCCAACCTCGTCGTAGTAGATGTGCGACCAGTTACCACCCTGGGTCCAGGTGATGTCCTTCAGGCTCGAGGCGTAGCCGAACTGCAGGAACCCGCGGGACGGAAAGGTGAAGCGATGCTTCTCCCCATTCCACGCCGGCCGCCTGCGCGTGGGCAGCTTGGCATAGAACCGATGCGCCTCGTCCAGCGGGCGCTGCAACTCCTTGAAGGACTCACGCACGAATGCGCCCGCGAACATCTCCTTATGGGCCCAGCGCAGGGGATGGGCGAGCAGCAGGAACGTCTTACCCGGGCCCTTTGCCCCGCCGAGGAGCACCTCGTCGGCGTTGGCCGACAACGCCCGTTCCTGGAAGCCAGGGAACGGCCTGAAGATCACCTCCGCCCCTTCGGGCGCCTCTTCGACAGGGATCGGAGCAGCATCCGTCACTCGAAGTTCTCCCAGACGCGCCGCAAGTGGACCTTCGGATTGGCAAACTCGGCTGGTGCTTCCCGAGGAAACTGCCCCAAGGACTCGCAGGCCATCCCGTGCCGGGAAGTCCCATCGAAGTAGAGCGCTACATCGAGGTAGCGTCTGGCCTGCACCTTGCTGCCCTCGGTGGCACGGAACGCCTCGAGCACCTCGGCATCAGACGGGCCAGAGGTGCCCAGCGGCACGGAGTAGATCTCCTTGAGGATCTGCCGCACCGCGCGCCGACGTGCCTCCGCCAGCCCGAGCGAGGCCGCATCCAGCACATACCGCCTGCACCAGCGCCAGTTCTTGAGAGTGCGCCGCGCGCGCTGGAAGGCCAGCCTGCGATTGCGGTAGCGCTTCATAGGTCCACCGTCCGGCCTTGCCGGAGCAGCCGATGCTCGGCCTTGATGCGGTCCCAGCGCCAGCGTGCCCGGACGCGGTCCACCTCGAGGCGCACGCGATCGAGCAGCGAGCTCACCGTATCAGCCGCTGTTAATTCGAGCGTTGCCACCTCCTTCCAATGCAGCAGGTCGGAGTCATGGTGCCGGATCCGGACGCGGTTGTACTGGCCATCCCCGCCGGCCGCGAACCGGCCGAGCGGCACCACGACGAACCCCGTGCCCTTCTGCATGGCGTTCGCCGTCGCGCAGGCCGAGAGCACCTCATGGTTTTTCACGCGGCACCTTCCTGTCGTTTGCGCCAAGCGGCCAGTAGGTCGCCCAGCTGGTTCTCGCGCGCCACCCGCAGTCGGCGCGTGCCTTCCGCCACCTGCTCCTCGTCCGGCGGCACCGGCAAGGGATCGACCGCCGGCATGACCACCACGGAGCCCTGCACCTCCGCCTCCTCGCGCTCTGCGCGCCGGCGCCGCAATTCGAGCTCAGCCTTCGCGCGCAGCGCCATCGGGATCTGGAAGGCCCGAATCATCCGGCCTTGACCTCCGCCGCCTTCGCCTTGCCCCCGTCCTCGAGCTTCAGCTTCGGCCGCGCCTTCCCAGCCGCGATCGCTTCGAGCTCCTCGTCCGTCAGCTTAGCCATGTCAATGTTACCGCCGAGCGTCACCTCGTCCCGCTGCCCGAGCCCGCCTTTCTCGGCCGGCTGCTTCCCGAGCCAGATGAGCAGGGCAGGATTCCCCTTCAGGGCGTATTTCTGCTGGGCAGCCGAGATGGCCAGCTGCCGCAAGGCGCGTTGTTTACGGATCGTCTGGCCAAAGTGCCGCATCACCGTGTCGATGGAGCAGCCGAAGAGTCCGGCAAGCACGCGGTCACTAGCCCCGTTATAGGCAGCGGCCGAGACATTGGCCTCGGCCCCAGGAGGGAACACGAACGGCGGCCGGCCCATCTTCCGGCGCGTCATCGCAACCCCTTGCGGTTGTGGGGCTTGACAAAGTTATTAGAAGGTGTAATGTGTTCCACGAGGCACAATCCCCAACCCGAGGAATGACCATGAAGGACCGACTCGAGAAGGCACGGCGCGAGTACGCCAAGATCCCGAAGTACGGATTCGCGCGCCCCCCCAAAGCCCCCACGGACCTGCATCTGGTGACCGCTTTCTTTCACGAGGATCTGCGCGCGCTGCAGCGAATCCCGAACAACAAGGCCAACGCGCGCATCGTGCGCAGGGCGCTGCTGGCAGCACAGGCGCTGGTGGAGAGCGCGGCGACGCTGCAATTGATGCGCTACAACATCAAGCGTGCGAAAGCCGCCCAGGACTGACCCATGCCCCGCCTGGCCTGAGCGCAAGCCTGCCGGAGATAGGGCGCCTCTCACGGGGCGCCCTCGCTCGTTGTGGGCGCCTCGAGGCGCTCGAGCAACTGTGCTGGCTGGCCTGTGACGCCCTGCCAGCGGGCAATGATGGCGTCCACGTACCGAGGATCGAGCTCCATGACCTTTGCGCGCCGGCCGGAAAGATGGGCTGCGATGAGCGCCGAGCCGCCTCCAGCGCAGGGATCCACGAGTAGCTGGTTTGCCTCCGTCGAGGACAAGATGGCGCGCGTGACGAGCTCCACCGGCTTCGCGGTCGGATGATCCCCGTTGGCCCGCGGCCGGTCTACCTCCCATCCCGTGTCATGTTTCCGGCCGCCGAACCATGCGTGGGCCTTCCCAGGGCGCCATCCATAGCCGATCGAGGACACCTCCATCTGGGTGATTGGGCCCTCGGTCGTGAGGATCGCCTCGTGCCGGTAGTGGTAGTCGGAGCGACCGAAGGCAAACGAGTCCTTGATCCAGAGCAGCGTCTGCCGCCAGAACCCGAGCTCGGTCCCGACCACCGCGAAGGCGTAGAATTGCGGCCCGTGGGGCGCGCAGACATAGACCCCGCCGCCTTCCTTCAGGTGAATGAGAGCATTCGCTAGGATAGCGCGCAGCAGGCGCACCGTGCCCTCGTGCCCGAGGTTGTCGTTCGAGATCTTGAGGCCTTCCTTCGTGCCACCCTGGTAATCGACATCGTAGGGAGGATCGGTCCAGAGAAGATCGGCTACCTCGCCAGCCATGAGGCGCGTCCAGCTATCCGAGCGCTGGGCATCGGCGCACAGCAGGCGATGCGGCCCGAGGGCGTACAGGTCGCCGAAGCGCGAGGTTGGCACCTTCGGCACCGCCGGCAGATCCTCGGGATCCGCATGAGGCTGGATGCCCACGGGGGCGGCACCGAACAGCGCCTCGAGATCCCCCACATCGAACCCCGTGAGGGCGACGGGGAAGGAGGCGTCCTGCAGCGCGCGGATTTCGGCCATGAGGCGCGAGTCATCCCACTCGGCCTCCTGCGCGACGCGGTTGTCGGCCAGCCGGTAGGCGCGCACCTGGTCGGGCGTGAGCCCACGGGCGACATGGACCGGCGCCTCCTTGCGCTGGAGCAGCTTGGCAGCCAAGTAGCGCGTGTCGCCGGCGACAATGACCCCCTGCTCGTCCACCACGATGACCTGTCGCCAGCCGAACTCGCGTATGGAATTGGCGACCTTCGGCACCGCGGCATCGTTCACGCGGGGATTGTTCGAGTAGCGCTTGATGCGCTCGAGCGGCCACATCTCGACCACGAAGCCGTCGATGTGCGTGGGAGGCGCCGCAGGGATCTCGCCTGAGACTGCCGGATGTTTAGCCATCCTACTCAGCGTATAGGGTGAAGGAGTAGCGCCACACTAAGAATGCAGCGACGGAAAGTCAACGGGGCGGCCAGCGTCGTGCGCAATGGCCTCGATGCGGAGTGCGTGCGTCCGGCAGATCGGATAGCCGGCGATCAGGAGCACACCTTTCTCGGCTGGGAACGATTGCGGCGCCCCGCCAGGGTTCGGCCTGTGACAGAGGGCGCATTGCCCCTTTAGGCGCTTGCCTATCCCCCGGCGCCCTCGGCCTGTGTAGGGCAGGCGGCTCACGGTGTCCTCGGAACGAGGGGTAGGATGGGTTCGGCGAGCCCTGCGGCGATGGCTTTGCGCCAGAACTGTGCGGTCATTTGGCCGATGGCCTGCGCCATGCGTTCCTCGGGGGCGTTCGGTGGAATGATGCCGTCACCACCACGTTCGCCGAGCGAGGCGGTTGGGATGCGCTTGCGACGTGCCCATGCGCTGACGGCGTGCATGAGTTCGTGCGTGACCAGCCCTGCGCCGAGCGTTGAGTGACGGAACACCGCGATGCCAATCAGGCCATCTTTGCGGCCACTCGGCAGGTATCGCTCAATCTCGGAGTGGGCCGCGCCTGCGCTCCGTCCGATGCGGTCGCCCATCAGTTTCCAGAACGCTAGTTGATCCTTGCGGCGACGGAAAACGATGGCGCGCACGAACAGGCGCGACTTCCCCGGTTCGGGGTAGAGGCGGAACTTCCAGAACAGTCGCTCGCTCACGCCTCCTCCCTGTCGCTCGGGGCCGCGCCATGACCTGCGTGCACGTTCAGCCAGTCGCGGTAGATGGCCATCAGATCGGGCGTTGATAGCGAGCCCTTCTCCGCCTCGCCCTCGAACGTCGCCCCGCACGCACACTTGGATGACAGCTTCATGGCGCTTCCTCCGTTGGCGTGGCAGGCCGCGTGGTGTCGAAGTCCGTCCGCTCCCGCTCGGGGGCCAGCAATGCAGCGGGCGTTTCATCGCGGCATACGTACAGGTTCACCACGACCCAATCGGGCACCGTCGAAGCGCGGTTGAGGCTCGCGCAATACTTGTCAGCCTCCTCACGTTCAGCATAGGTGCGCTGGATGTGATGAACGGACGGCGAGTATATCGCCCACGGCTCCCCGATGCGCTCCCGCTCGGGGGGAACGGAGAGGGCGGCGGCTTCAAGCTCAGCGACGTAGTGCAGAAGCATCGCCCGGAGACTCGGCGCGAACGGATCGTCAATGAGCGACGCTGCTTCTTTTGGCAGACAGGCAATCACCGCATCGCGCAGAAGCTTCGGATCGTCCCTGCCCCCCTCGCCCTGCGCTCCTGCACTCCGCTCGGGAGGAACGGAGTAAGCGGCATCACGAAAGCGCACAATGAAGTCTAGCAAGCCTAGCACGTCATAGGGCTTCCACGTCAGCCGTGAGGCATCTGCCAAGAGGTCCGACAACGCTTCGCGGTAGCCGACGCCATACCCTTCGCTCCACGCCTCCGTGACGCCCTGCGCCTGCGGGGAGTTAGGCATATTTCTTTCCTCTCAGTATGTCGGTGCGGTGGTCTACCTCGTCAAACAGTTTCTTGATGGACGCCATGAACACGTCTCTCCCGCCTGCGCGGAGCGTCCATTCGTCCACGGTCAGCGAAAACTTCACGGTGTTGGTGTCCAACTCTTTCCAGTAGACCGCACGCCCGAACGTCTCCACGACGCCCTGAAGTTCGTCCCGCTCGTATGTCAGGCGGCGCTTGTCGGACTCCAACGCCTCAACCTTCGCCTTCAGCCCTGCGATCTCGCCCCCAAGTTTGGCGATGGCGTCAATCAACTCGCTGTCAGTCATTGTTGGTGCCTCGGATGAGGGAGAGGAGGGCAGCGCGCGCCGCTTGGTCGCGGTGGTGTTCCTCTGGGGCGCAGTTTGTCTTGCCGCAGTGGAAAGAGGCCAGCGACAGCTCGTCGATCGCCGCTTCGACGGCTACGGGGTCGGGAGCGGATGCGAGGTAAGCAGCAATGCGGCGAAGATCGTCCTGCACTTCCCGCTTGCCTTCGTACTTACGGGCGTCATCATACTCGTCGAACCAGTGCGCGAGCGTGAGCAACTTAACCGCGTCCATGCTCGGCTCATGCCGTGCGTTCAGTGGTGCCCGTCCGGTGGACGGCTGGAGGTTAGGCATCGTGCGTTCCCTCGCTCGTGGTGGGGGACTTCGTGAAGGGCTGGCTCATTTGGGCGCCCTCTTGGTGGGCGCATCAACGCACACGGGCGCAATGAGCGTCGGCGAGTGCTGGTCAATCGTCAGAAAGAACCAGATGTGCTCGCCCACGAAGGCCGCCACGATCAGGCAGAGAAATGCAATGAGGAACTTCGCTTCTCGACTCATACGCTCAGTTGATCACGAACGCGAGATATGCGCCGAGAGCAACCCCCAGCAGTGCGAAGAACGCCACCTCGAACCCCGACAGGCCGGCTGGTTTCCGCAGCCGGCGCCACTTCTCCTCGAGCGCTAGGCGCGCGCGCTCCTGTTCTGCGCAACGCAAGCGATACTGCGCCGCATGATACTCTGCCTGCTGTTCGAGCCCGCGGAGATTCGCCCTCATTCGATCACCTCCACTGCGATCTCAAGCCGCGGTCGATCGATGCATGGCGCGGAGCGCCGCCAGGTGAGGACGTCGATCTGGCCATCGTCCACGTAGGCGATCGAGGAAAGAGCGTCGTGCACGAACTTCGCGAAATTCGACAGATCCCGCACACGGTGTGCATTGGGCTCGATGAACGTGGCCGTCACCCGCACGCGCCCCATGAGGGGCGCCTGGCTGTTCGTCTGCGCAATCAGCAACACGCGCACCGCCTGCTTAGCCTCCTTGTAGCGCTTCGAGAGCACGAGCCGCGGCATTCCCTCGCGCACCACCGGCTGCATCCGATCGTTATCCGAGACCAGCAGCGACCACGGGATGCTCACGCGCCGCACGGTGGCCGTGCCCATGACCCACGGGTCCGCCGGATCCTGGTAGGGAACGAAAGCCACCGAGGCGCGAACGCTCGTGGATCCATCATCGGGGATCGAGGCATCGTCATGCAACGGCAGCCCCTGCGCGCGCCGTTCCTGCCGGCGCCGCGCCTCGGCTGCGAGCTCCGAGGCCGACATAGAAATCGTACCGCTCTTCACGAGAGCCCCCCGACCCCAGGCGCGCGGTCCGCCGCTCCCCCAATGCGCACGTACTCCGCCAACGCGGCACGTAGCAACCGAAGAGGCTCCTCAAGGTCCGCGTACTGCTCCGCCAACCCGTTGATATTGCGCTGCGCATCTCGCACCACCCACCAATGGCCGGCACCGAGGCGATGGTACTCCTCCACCGCTTCCTCAAATCCGGTTATGGCGTTGCGGATTGTCAGATCCAGCTCAGCTACCTCGCGACAGGCGAGATTGAGCAATTCCTGCGCCTGTTCGACCGCCGTCCACGCAGCCGCCCGTTCGAAGATCGTGCCCTCGCCGTCCGGCACGGGATCACCAGGCCGGCGCGCACGGAGCGCAGAGCCAGCCGGAGGCGCCAGCTTGCGCCCCTGGGCATCAACACCCGATGGGCCAGTCATTCGACCGCCGGCAGCGCCGCCGTCACTGGCTCACGGCAGCGTGGGCAGATCACCACCTCGCCGGCCTGCCCCTGCAGGTCGCGCTGGCAATCCGGACAAACCGAGCGGGGCATGGGCCCAAGCACTCGAGCGACTGCGGGCGTGAGCGTCGCGCCGAGACTCTGCAGCGCGCGCGCCGCCTGTGCTTCGTGAACAGACAACCGCCGCATGAACCCTCCTACTGCTGGGGACGGGAAAGCACCGCGACCAACTCGCACAACTCCTTCACCTGCTGCTTCAGCCGCTCCCTCGAGGCCTTGTTCGCCGCCGCATGGCAGACCGTGCAATACCGCTGGTCCTTCCTCCGTCGAGGGCGCGTCCTGCATCTCGAGCACACCGGCTGCGGTTTCATGGTCCACACTTTACGCTAGTTCCACGAGAAACGCAAGAGGATGTTTCACGTGGCACATATCCACATTTCCACACGCCACCAGGTACCTGGTACCATTACCTGCTTCTCTCATTCTTAAAGACGTTGTAGTAGTAGGGAAGTGTGGAAAAGTGGAGAAGTCCGTAATGCACACACCAGCAAGAAGTTACAGCACGTTCCGCATAGTGGATAACTTGTGGGTATCTTGTGAATTGGCGATGCCCCACACGGCCATCTTATCCCGCCGGCCGACCTGCACTACCTGCCCTGCCTGCTTAAGCTCCGTGATCCGCTTCCGCACGGTGCACACGCCGAAGCGCCGGAATTCGTTGCGCGATTCGAGCTCGCGCGCATTCTGCGGCCCCTCGGCCGCGAGGATGCACATGATCCGCCATCGGATCCACGCACAGCCCTGCTTGACGTCCACGGCGGCCCGCTGGGACTCGATCGAGCCCTCCTCGCGCACCATGCCGCGGATTTCCCGCGTGGGAACGGCCAGGACGGGCGCCACGAACTCGAGATCCATCTGAGCCTCCGACCGCCGCACCCCACGAGGATGCCGCGGCGCGCGCCGCTCAGGCGCAGGGATGAGACCGTCTACGGCCAGCGCATCAGACATGACCCCTCCGGAAGGATGCGGCATCAGGGCAGGTCTCGAAGTGGGAAACCCCGCGCCCGTCGTGCCCAGGCTTACCGCCGTCGAAGAGGCCGATCTGATCCTTGTCCGGATTGATGCTGGGCAGCGAGCCGCCCTCGACCTCGCAGTCCACCGGATGCGGCCTCTTGGTGCGTGGATGGAGGATCCAGTAGATCGGTTTCTGACACTTCGGCGACGAGCAGCGCATCACCTGCGTCCCCGCCGGCACCGTGAACCACTTGATGCTAGCCATCCGCCACCTCGGAGAGGATACAGAGGCGCCGCGTCACGGGATCGACCATTCGGGAGCGCAGGTCGAACAGGGCCAATTCGATCGAGACATCACGGAGGCAGTAGTCAATCACCTCGCCGCGATGCCCCTGCTGCCAGCGCACGGGCGCCTGTGCGCCGTCCATCGACTTCTCGATCCCGAGATTGAGGCGCGCGAGATCATTCACCTTCCGCCCACCCTTTGTCACGCCAGGCGTGAAGTCCATCGGTTCCCCAACCGCCGCGCGCAGATGGCGGAGAATGTCGTAGGATCCAGCGGCCGTCCAGAGGCCGAGCGCCCGCACGATCTCATCATCGAACCCGTGATTCGAATGACCGCACAGTACCGCGTCCTTCGACCACACCGCGAAGTCCGCCAGGTTATCCTCGAGGAACACCCGCGGCACGCGCTCCTGCACATCCGTGGCGCAGAGCACCGCGATGCCCATGCCCTGAAAGTCCTGCCACCCGGCACAATACTCGATGCCTGGAATCGGGGCGACCTTGCGGTCAGGGATCGCCTTGACGATCTCGATGTCGTACACGATACAGCGTCTCACTTAGGTATCCTCGGGAGAAGGAGAAGGTGGGCGCCGCCGGTCGGCCTCGGCCTGCAGCCAGGCACGGGCATCCTCGAGCAGCAGCGGCCAGAAGTCACGCCCCTCGCCGATGAACGGCACGCGCTCGCCATTGGGACGAAGGGATCCCGCATACGACCACTTCACGAGATCCGCCGGCCCGTGGATCTCGAGCATTCGCATGGTGACCCGATAGGCGAGGTAGCGCTTGAGCGGCGCCGGCCAGTGGTCCCACGCACCAGGAAACTCGATCGGGAAGGGATTAGACATCCGGCAACTGCCGCGGCACGAGTCGAGTGACCGGCACCACCTGCCACGCGCTGGCAAACGAGTCGAGCGCCATGTGGGCGATCTCTGCCTCCACCATCGAGCCATAGGTGTACGCCTTTGCCTCGTCGGGATGCTCGCCGAGTACGCATTCACACGGCAGATGAATCGTCGATGCCGTGAGATACCGCTTCGTGGTGCGATGCTGCAGCGCAAACTTCGTGACTCGTTCGTCCATTGTGTCCTCCGAAACGCAGAGGCCGGAGTCGAACCGGCCTGCCTCCCCCTCGCTGCGTCCCCACCCTAGAACGGCAGATCGTCTTCCGCCTCGAGATAGGGGTCCTCCTCGAACACTTCCGGCACGGGCGCCGCCGCCGGCCGCTGCGCTGGGCTCGGCGCTGCCGCACGGGGCGCAGGCGCCGCAGCGGCGGCCTTCGGAGGCGGCGAAAGGAACCCGCGCGCGCGCATCTCACCGTAGATCGAGTAGGTCGCGGCCTGCACGTTCCCCATGTCGAGCGGCGCCCCGTGCTGCTTGGCGATCCCCGCCATCCGCTCGGCCACGAGCGTCATCAACCCGAGGTAGTCAGCGAACACCTTGTCGCGCCCAGCCTTGCGGTCTGCGGGAGACAGGGAGGGCTTGGCCGTCTTGCTGGAGGCCACGCCAGGCGCCTGCTGCGCAGGCTTGGCACCCTTCCCGCCGATCCAGATCCCGTACCCGCAGGCCTCCTTATCTTTGCAACTGAAATCCGAGCGCGACGATTTGTACTCACCGCGCGCCTTCTTCGTCCGGTTGTCCCACATCTCGCCGCCACACTTCGGGCAGACGGGGTTCTCGACATCAAAGTCTTGGGGAAGTGCCATCGTACACCTCGCTGGGAGCCGGCACGGAGGCCGGCCTGGGAGTGGAAGGCACCGGCAGATCCAGTGCCCGAGCCGCACGCACCGCCTCGTCGTGCGACAACTGCACACCATCGATGCGCGCTACGATCATGACAGTGACGGCGCCCTGTCGCACCAGCATGACCTCGAGCATCACCCGACCTCGATGACGCGGAAGGTGAGGCACCGCGCACGGGAGCAGGCCGCCTCATAGGCCGCGCGCGCACGGATCGTGTCGGCTGCCGCCTGCCCCTGGTCCTGCCGATGCAGGGCGTAGGCCTTGTCGGTCATGACGAGCGCATCAGCCGCCGTCGCCGAGTAGAGCTTCCCGTCCTTCTGCGGATCCGGCATCGCCATGATCCGGCTGATGGCCTCGGACTTCACCAGCGGGCGCTGGTCCTCGAGCGCCATCTCATGCTGCGTCGCCTCGGCGTACTTCTCGCCGGCGATCACCACGGCCGCAATGGCCGCGTCCTGCGCTTCTTGCGTGATCATCACTACCTCGGGGAAAGGGAAAGGGATCCTGCACCTACGCCGGCGCTCAGTCCATCGGACCGAAGCGCCGGAGTGCTTCATCTTCGAACTCGCGCCGATCAGCGGCATCGGCGTCCTTCCAGCAGGCGCGGAAGATCCACGCCATCAAGACGGCCCAGCCGATCCAGACGAGAACGCTCATGGATTCCTCCGTACATCGTGCCAGAGTACACCGATCACCTCGAGTAGCACGATGGCCGACATGAGCCACTGAAAGGTTGCAGCGCTCATGCGGCCACCTCGTGACACCGGAACACCGGCACCACCGTCCACAGCGAGGATTCATCCAGCATCTCGAGCAGGAAGATCACCGCTTCCGTGTACGAGTCGAAGGTCACCGCATCCTGCGCGTCTTTCGTGGGCGTGCCCTCCCACGAGAGGAACTCCGACACACCCTTCCTCATGATCCGATACCTCGTCATCGCTCCTCCTGATACACGGGCTCATACCGGATGATGCGCCGCAACTGCATCGCTTCGAGCATCTTCGGGTCGGGATTCATGCGACCGTGGCGCACGGCGGAGAGGTGGGAATCAAACACCCCCCACTGCTTGCACAGCTTTCGCGCAGACCCCGCCGCCTGCACAGCGGCCTCAAT